AACAGAGTGGTCCTGTCCAGGCTTCCAAGATTCAACACCCCAAGGCCAACCATTAGGCTTCAAGCCCATTGACGCTTGAACATTCACCGACTCTCTAATTCTTGGTGAGCTTCCACCAACTATGGCGTAGCAGATAGCTGCGCTGGTTAACTCACCTGGCTTATAAAGGGAGTCCAGGGCCAAGGTGTAACCTTCTTCGTTAATCTGTCTTGCTCTTTCTGTTGAAATTAGTTCGATACCTGTTTTCATATACAAGGTTCCTCTTAATGTTTGGTTTTAACGACTAGTCGAACAATCGGTAATGGGCCTTTTTCGTTTAAAGCTCCTTGGCAAAACTCTGCGGCATACTTGTGTCCTTCATTTGCTATAAGCGTTCCTAAAGTAAGTGCGCAAACAGCTTCTATGTAATTTTTGTAGTCATCGTTTGTAAGATTTTTGACTAACTCAGAGTTGAATGTATTTGTTAAAGCAGCCTTTACAGACGGGCTGTAGTCTTTCATGGTCATCACCTTAAATAAGCTGTGGTTGGATTTTGTTGCGATATTCTTCGCGTTTGGTGCGCAGAATCTCGTAAACACGAATTTGATTGAGTTCAGGACAGTATTCTTTTCGTATCTTTTCTACTGGCCAGTTGTGGTTGTGCCACAAACGAAACATTTGAATGTCTCGTAGTTCTTGTTGAAGGCGCTCACCGCGTGGTAAGTATCTACACTCACCACCTTGGTAATGCGCTATTTCTGCGATAAGTTGGCAACTAAGCTTGTACGCCTTGTTATCTTCGATATTTGCCTTTTTAAGGCGGCGCTCACAAATTAAAACCAATGCCCACAAGTGCTCTTTGTATCTGGCCATGGCTAGTGCTTTGTCGTCAGCTAAATCCGGCAGGTGCTCCAATAGTGAGTCAAAGTCATCGTCAAAATCGAACTGCTCTTGATTGCTCACGGCATCAGCTCCTCAAAAGCGCTTTTTACATACTCGTAAGGCGCTTTTTCTGTACTCCACACCTTTCTATGACCTTTCAACACGGTGTACCCTTCAGCAATGAGTTTTATTGCCATCTCACGTCGGTGCCAGTTCTTTAGTGACTCCAGTGCTTGTGCCAAGCTCTCATCTTTCAGCCAGCCCACGTGCGACACGTTAACAATGCGAGACACATAGGCGTCTAATGCACTCTCAGAACCGTCTCGCACAAAACCTTGCTGATACATGGTTATCCAAATAGCACGTATTTTGTCTATTCCCGTACCTTTAGACTTGGGTGACAGTCTGCGTCCAGAAGATGCTTTTCTGACTTTGAACCCTTTATCTTTCATTTCGTCCATGACGCGCTCAAGCTGTTCTACGTTCATGCCTACGCATGAATTCTTCCCTGTAACGCGTTGAAGCAAGTTGCGGTAAGTGTCTTCATCCATTTTGAGCTGCGCTTTTGCGACATGAATTTTGGTAATTAACCCGCGTTTGATAGACATTTATTCGTCTCCGTTTGGCAAGCTGTCAGCCGCGCCGTGAAAAAACGCTTGAGCAAACAGTAACGCTGCAACTAAAAGAGAAAACACACCTCCCCAGTTGTGTCCGAAGTAAAAGCAATACGCAGCGGCGTAAAGAAACATCATAAATAAACAAAGACGTAGCATGGTTTTCTCCTTTCCCTAAACAAAGCCCTGAACGTTCAAGGCTTTGGTTAAGGGCCCCGAAGGGCCGCTCGTTAGTTAGCTGGCATTATTTCTAGCCACTTTTCGTTGTTGCTTTCGTCGTGATACACGTTCATCACGTAAGTTTCTTCTACGCCATCAACGTCTGGCGGCAGCTGCGCAACGGCTTCGGCTAGCTCTCGTTTCGAGCCAATGTGGGTTCGGCTAAGCACTTTCGGTTGTTTGCTCATTTTTTAGCTCCTTGTTGGTGTCAGTAGTAATGTCTGAGATATCCAGGGCAAGCTGGCGATACGTGCCATCTTCAAGACGGAAATAAATGCGGAAGTACTCAGCACTGCTATCAACCTCAATGGCGTCAGCCAGTGCGGTCATGGCCAGTTGCCATTGCTCGTCTTGAATGTTGTGTTGGCGAAGGCTTAGTACCTTGGCAGCGCTAAAGCGCCCGTGCTTATCGGTTTTAAATGCGCCTTGCACAATGGCTTGGAGGTTCTTGTTACTGCCTTTCGACCAGCGTTTGATGCACTCGTCAATCATTGCTTTTGCGGCTACAAGGTTTTCGTTGAAACACAATCTGTCTTGACGGCTGCGCTCAATCTTTATGCGACGGTCAAAACTATAAAGCGTGACATTGCCCTTGGTGCCGCCCAAGCGTTTGTCATAATTCTTCATTGCGTGACTTACAAACTCAGCAACGTCTCGTTTCAACTTTTTGGTGAACGCTTGTAGTTCGTCATGCACCAGAATTGCGTTAAGAAAGAGCTCTCTTGTTAATTTGTCGCGCTCAATCTCAAGAGGCTTGATGCGGTCTTTACGACGCAGGTTGCCCTCACCATCTTCCATGAAACCAGTTGGGGCTTCTGGTTTTGCAATTTGATAAAGCTTGTCGATAGATGTCATGCGTTTAATTCCTGTTGTGGTTCTTCATTGGTTAAGTGCCATTGCACAGTGCAGCCGTATAGTCGTGTAGCCATCATGTGACAGCGGCCAGTGTGCGTTCCCGTAATTGAAATCAGTGTTCCTTTAACCCGCTTATCTCTCGGCGGGAGGATATTGATAACGGTGGATGTGTCTTGGATAGACAGGCCAGTGATGGCACACCCTTGTTTGATTAGGTGCGTCATCGCCAGGCTCGCCTTATCCACTCTTTTCTTAAAAGCAGTGTTATAAGCGTTCATTGCTTGCTCCTGTGTATGCAGTTTTGGCACGCTCTAAAAAGCCTGACGCGCTGCGGGTTACTTGCCGAAAACGGTCTTATCTGTTCGTTTAAACAGCGTTTAACCGCTATTGAACCAAGCACTGGACAGGTCACTGTTAAATTTGCGTACGCTGCCAGTACTTTCTTTTCAATATTGCTAATGCTTCCTGGATACTTTTCATTGAGTACCTGCGAAAGCGTGGTCTTACTCATGCCCGTGTCTAACTCAACCTGACGTCGGCCCAGCTCCTTGACTTTTTTCAACAATAATGCGAACCACTCCATGCTCATCTCTCCTTGTCGGGCTTAACAAGTTGTTTAAGGTTCTGGTCCCAAAGCCCCGACTTTTTGATCACTGGATATTTATGCCCAGTATTTTCTATAAGAAGATACTTGCAGACGCGCGGACCTGTTTGCAGCCCTTTGCTCCGCTGGTTGCGTGTCTTTACTACGTATCTGTATTTAACTAAGTCACTGATAAATCGAGTGACGTTTTGGCGGCTAGTACTTGCAGCTGCCTGCACTTCTTCAACGGTAAACTGGCTGTTTAGAAACCGAATGGCTTGCCATATTCTTTGTCTTGCGTTTGCCTTAGGGTGCGGGTTAGGCCTACTTCTGTTAAAACTAGGCTCCTTACCCGTTGCCTCATAGACATACGGTTTTGCCGATTTATTTACCGCTTTAACGTATTTATTTCTTACAAACTCATCCATGACAGTCTTGATTTTTGGCATCGGTACTTTCATTGCTCTCGCTAAGTCGGTACTGTGAAAATCAGGCTGTTTCTTTATCCACTCCCAGCTACGCTGGCTGAGGGTCTCTCGCATATTTACAACTCCGCGACGGGGAAGAATTGACGGCCCGCCCATTGATCAGCATCGATGGTTTTCAAGCTGTTCGACTTAGCGAACTTCTCTATGCTCGCAAGGCCAGTGGTGATGCGACGAAAGTTACCTTTAGAGGCATCTAACAGTTCTTGCAGTAAGTCGGGTGCAATTGCCGTGTGCTCAACCAGCTCACTCGCCATAATTGAAATGTCTTCCTCGTCAGCCTTTTGAAACTGCACATGCTGACTAATGCGTCCGAACAGTTGCGGAAGACGCTTTATCTTTTTTGGAAGGTGTTCATACCCGATTAAAACAATGGGCACGCCAGACAAGTCGTAAATGTCACGGATGGTTTCTAGCACTTCAGTCTTGTCAGCGAGGTAGTCCGCTTCATCAATAAAGAGCGGCTTGCCTGTGAGCGCCAGTTCTCTAACAATGAAATTGATCATGTCCGCTTTTCGCTGACGTTTATCTAGCCCTAAGTCCTGTGCTAGTCGCTCTAGTAGCGTGCCCATTGTGTCGCTTTTTAAGCAGCGCACTAAAATGCCGTCAGCTTGAACAAACAGAAACGCACCTGCAGTTGTTTTGCCTAACCCAGCTTGGCCCGAGAATAAGGCCATGGCGGGTGAGCCTTCTTGCGCTGCTTGCTCAACGGTCTGGTAGGCGTCAAATGCGGCCATGACGTTTTTAGTTTTTGCTGTGATTGCCTTCATCGTTTATTTCCTTTGCTTTCTGATGTGAAAAGTTTGTCTAACATTTGCGCCGAACGTCGGTTGTCACGTCGGTATTGATGTAGCCACGCTTTTTCGGTTGGGCCTAAGCGGCCATCAATATTAAGTTGTGTGTAATGGCGAGCCTTGTGGTGTTCGTTTTGATAAATGGGCTCACCACTGTTTCGAATGGTTTCGATAGCATTGAGCTCGTCTCTGCGCTGTGCCAGCTCATCTTTGCGTGCAGTTGAATAACCTTCCTGTTTTGGCTCTGCATGCGAAATAGAATTTATGATCCCAGATGAAACTTGCTTCGATGGTTTAGGGAACGATTTGAGCCCTTGAGTCTGTGACTCTCGATAAGCCAAGAACTTTTGTGCAACGTCTGATACATCGAATTCCTTGGACGCTTGCTTGATTGCGTCGCGCTCACTGCGGAGCCTGGCGCGCTGTATCCGCTTAGCCTCTTGTGCATGGTTCATCGTAATTTCGTTATCGACCAACTCCGGATTGAACGCTTCACAAATGAACTCTCGCTTTACCGGATCGAAAACATAAATTTTGCCAATATCATCGGGGTTAAAGCGGCAGTGAACACGCTCACCAATGTAAGCGCCAAGTTCCGCGTGAATGTACTCAACACCCTCAACGCTGATACCTTCTTTACCAACGGTTCTAAATCCTTTTTGGCTGGGTACCGGTGCAAGTAAAACGTCCAATAGCCGCTCGTTATCCAAGCGTTTTATGGTTTGTTGATGCTGAGTGAATTTCTCAAATGGTGTGCACTTAAGCTCACTGTGCTCGGTATGGTCGTAGTGGTAATCAAGCCAAGAGTTAATGAACTTTTCGAAGTCAGTTGATGAGATGGATACATCAAGTGCGACTTTATCTGCGCCTTTTTCTCGTCGCTCTATTAAGCGCTGAGCAAAACTTAGGCGAGCATTTATCTTTTCACGATCACTAACGTTATGACCGATGTAGCCCGATAGCATCTCGGCAATACCGTGGCTAAACGTTCTGAAGAAACGTTCTATGAAGGGTTTTTCCCAGCCGCTGTAAGGATTGGTAATTTGGTTGTGAATGCCAAGTGCATCCCATATCGCGAAGATATGCGCAGAGCAATAGTCAGCTCCATTATCTGTTCGAGCGACTTCTGGAATACCCCAATCAAGGATCGTATTGCGGATTAAAAGTGCAATACCTTCGGCATTCGATGTAGGTTTTAAAACGACTTTTACACGTCGTGTAAACACATCAATTACACCAATAATTGAGTATCTACCATCGGTAAGCATTACGTCGGCTGGTGTGCTATCAAATTCCCAAAGTTGGTTGATGCGTTCAACACCTGCACTGCGGCTGCCAAAAGCTGCCATGTGTTTGTTCTGCCAGCCACTGGCATCCATAAGAGATAGGAAAGTGGTTTTGTTTTCATCTTTCCATTTACGTAGCCAATCGCGGCACGAAGAAGGTGAGGGCGTTGGGTATTTTCCACCAAATTCCATTTTTAAAAGCTCCGCCAAACGCTGGCCTTTAATGTGTGGGAATTGGTGGATTAGCGCGACACAGTACCGATACATTTCTGATGTACTGTCTATCTTTCCCTTGCCTTTATTCTTCCCATAATTGGCCTTTAGTCCTTCTATACCATTTTTTTCATATGCCTTTTCCCAACGCTGAAGTGTTCTATTACTCAGTTTTGGTATTACTTTATAGACTGATTCATTGAGCTCTACGGATTTAGAATTGTATGCATCCACAAAGCATTTGAACGACGATATCTTCCCACTTTCAGTAATCGAAGATCGCGCGTACTTAACAATTAGAAGCGCAGCTTTAGTCCTGTCATCAAGATTGATCAACTCACTTGTATCAGAGTGGACAGCTTTCGACCGTTCTTGAGCAAGTTTATCTCTTTCTATTTCAAAGTTTGCTGCTTGAGTAGCTCTTTCTTCGATACTACGTAAGCTAACGTAGTGAGTCTTCAATGTACTTTTTATATCCTCTGGGAGAGTGTGGTAGTTGTATTTCACAACTGAGGTGTCATTGTCGTCGCTAGAGACTGGCACCCAACTTTCTTTCGTTGCTCTCTTCCTAATCCATCGCGGCGTTACATCCAGTGCACTTGCAATTTCTCTTACAGTGAAGTTCTCCATTAGCCTTACTCTTCAACAGCTAAGTTTGTTTTCAAATTAGAAGCATCACTCAAGGAGTTTTTTGTGCTCTTTAAAGATTTATTTGCTACCATTTTGCTGTGAAGGAAACGTCTTCGTTTACCATTCTCGTGATATCTAGATGGCCAAATTTCTTTTGGGTGAACACCAAGTTGATTTGCAATGACTCTCTCAGGCTTTTCATAAGGGCGGTGCATGGCAGAAGAGCAAGCTCTCGGAGTTAGGCCATTGGCAATAGAAAGTTCTTTGAGGGTAAGTTCTTGTTTTCTAATCGCCGCGACGATATCAGCTGGGTGCCAGTCATGTTGTGACATAAATTGTACCTTGTTTGTGTCAATGTACATTTAATAAAGCACACAAAAGTGTGCAATGTAAACATGTAATGCATACAAATGTGTGCTTATGGGTTTATGTTATTGATAAAAAAAGAAAATAATTTTATGAAAACAGAAGCGTTTTGTTCGTATTTAAGAGATGTGAGGGTGTCCGCAGGTGTCACGGTTTCAGAATTGAGCAAAAAATACGGATGGCATCGAAATACGATAGGAAGATATGAAAAAGACAGGCTTTGTGATATCGAATATCTCTACGCTCTCTCTAAAGAAGGGAATATCTCTTTAGATTCTCTGCTCACAGAGCGTTTGAGAGCGGGTATGCTTAATGAAGTCGAAGAACTACGCTCCCCCAATTTTAGATTTTCCCAATTGCTTAATATTCAGTCAAAGAATACTGGTGATTTTGTCCGGATAAAAATTGACTACTCTCATTGCGAACCGATTATTCCTACTGGTTGTTTAGTTGAAGTTACTACGGAACTTCCAGAGATAAAACCAAAGCAATACCTGGTAGTAAAAGATGAGAGCAATAAAATGCATGCATGTATGGTTATGGAAAAGGATAAAAAATTGTACGTATTATTCTTAAAAGGTATGCCAGAAATGGTAGAGCTAAATTCCGATAAGGTGAAAGTAATCGGGAAAGTCAGTTCAATTTTGCTCGTTTAGTAGCTTTAAAATGGGAACTAAAAGGGGATCTCTAGATCCCACTTACAACTACTTTAAAATAGATAAATGGCCTTATTTCTAGCTTTGATTTATTAAGCTGAGCGTCTCTGCAGCCTTTGTTTAAACTGGGGTTGAACACTTTTCGTTGCAATATCAGCCAGACGCACATTTCATTTGCCAAACTTCACCTCCATTTCTAGGAACCTTCTTACTTTCGCCAAACTACTCTGTTTCAGCGCTACTTTTATTTTGCATTTATGAACTTAGCTGAGCCCTTATATTACAAGGCTTCCCGCTAATTCCCGCCAAATATTACTGGATCCCACTTAATTGCCATACTAATCTGTCATCTACAGTGAGATTCTTGTTAAGGTGACCCTGTACGCTCACTTTTAACTGGCCTTGTTAATTGTAACAAAGCGTTAAAATCTAAAATTTACAGGATGTTATGTCTGTTCCTATTTTTATTATTCAGCTATGCTTTTCAATACTTAGTCATACTGTCTGCGACATAAACAAAACAATTTTTACGAGGCACTATAGTGCAAAAAACACTTAGTCAGAGTTTGTTCCAAACCCTATTCATAGGGATTGTGATAGCATCACTTCTGATAATTGGAGCAGTGTGGCGCTCAGCCAATACTCTCGTTGTTCAAAACATTGACCACAATATTGTTTTAGCAGAGAAAGTATTCGATAAAGTGGTTGCGGATCGTCAAGCTGTCATACGCAACGTTTCAAAAGTACTGTCTCGCTCATTTGATTTCAGGCGTGCGGTAGGCACAGAGAATATACCCTCTATTGAAGCGGCGTTTACCAGTTACGCGCAGAGACTAAACACCGATATCATCGCTCTGGTAAGTCTAGACCATCAAGTAGTTGTAACGCGTACAGACCTATTCAAAGTCGGTCAAAATGTGGAAAGTAGCCTTGCATTGGTTGCTAAAGGGAAAGACAGCGGTTTCTTCGTAGTCGATAACAAATTAGTACAGTTAAATCTAATTCGCGTAGAAATACCTACGCTTAGATATTACATGTTAATAGGCGTTGAGTTTGATAGCAGTTTATTAGAAGAGCTAAAAGCGCTCGTAGACGCTGAAATTATTATCTCAAGAACTGATACCAATGACGTTCTTACGGCTACCTTAAAAGAAAATGATGCGCAACGGATCCTCGCGTCAGAACACGACCCCTCGTGGATAGATGTAACCTTTAAAGACGAGCTTACTTACTTTGCCCGTGAGGTGAATATCGCCTCTGATGGCAATTTGCCGGTTAAGATAACTCTAGCTGTAGATACAACGTCTTCATTTAGTGCTTTCACACGTATTCAATTGACGATTCTGGCATTTTGCTTAGTCGCAATATTCATTGCTCTGGGTCTTTCTCTGCTGCTTGCCAGAAACGTGAGTCGACCAGTGTCTACCTTGGTAAAAGCAGTGAATAAGGTCGCGTCAGGAAGCTATGGCGCAACCCTTGACGCACCGTCGAACCTCAAAGAGATTACCGAACTTGCCAACGCAGTCGACAGCATGCAAGCAAGTATTAAAAGCCGTGAAAATCATATTCGTTATCAAGCAGAACACGACGTGCTTACCGGGCTTTTCAATCGGAACTATGTTGAAGGCTTCTTTGAGTCAGAACTTCAAGAAGAAAGAGAGTTACAGGTTGTTGCAATTACCGTAATCGGATTTCGAACCATTAACGACCTCTACGGTTACTCTAACGGCGATAATACACTGAAAGCTTTGGCCGAGAGGCTTCAGCGTTGGCCTGGTACATCCGCAAGATTAGCTGGCGGTGAGATTTTATATATTACGCAAGATTCACTTAATGATGACCAGCTCGAAACGCTCAAGCACATTTTAGAGCAACCAGTGGAAAGTAACCTGATTGCAATTCCAGTAAAAGTAGCCATGGCGGTTATCCAGTGCCCGCAAGATGCAACAACATCAGAAGAATTATTCAGAAAAATGAATATTGTTACTGATGAAGCGATACACAGCGACAGCTGGTGCGTTCGCTACAG